TAGTAGGATAATGTAAATCAACTTCATAATATGTTACGTCTACATTTTCTAATTGTGGAAAGTCTAATGGACGTTCCTGTATAGGTGTTTTTTTACCAGGAGTCATATTTTTAACCCCAAACTTTTTTAATGAAGTCTCTAATGCACCTTCAAAACCTTCTGGTAATTCTCCGGCAACACCGATTTTGAAACTATACACCTTTTCTGACTCTACTAAGTATTCTGCAAATGTTTTCATTGTGATTTCCTAAACTATAATACTATTTATCTTTATCCATGCCTTTTAGGCGCTCAAGTAAACTATTTCTATCAGTAACAACATACCCTTCACCTTCTATCATTCCATCAGGTGTACTATTATTATCTCTATCCATTTTTTCTTTTTTAAGTTGCAGTTCTACCATTTTGAGTTTTTTATCTAATTTTGCAACTTTAGCATCTAGGTTTGTTTTCAACATAGTACCTGCAACTTCAAATACTCTACCTGAATATCTACTTTCAACATTCATACCAAGATCCATCAAATCTTCATATGCTTGCATAGCTTTGTCTGCAACTTCGTTTAATTCTTTATCTGCCATTTCACCTAAACCTTTTACAGCAGGTAATGCAGAATTAATTTTATCTAGTTCGGCTATGTCTCTAAATGTATCTTCGTTAGAAGGAACATTTTCAACAGGGTTTTTATCTGGTTCTTTGTTGTCAGGTAGATTGAGTAAATCTTCTAGTTTTTTTGTCATGATATAGTCCATTAAATACTACTATTATTTATCTACTCCCAGCACCACGGTAAAACTCTTTTACTATCTGTGCCTCTTGTTTGATCTAAATCAGAAAGGTACTTTTTCATTTTTTCATTTCCTTCTTCATTAAATTTATGTTTTTTGATTAAATCTGCAACATATGGATGTTTACGCTTTGTTTTTTTTACACGGTAAATTACATTAGGTTTTAAACTATTAATATGCAAAAAATTAGGATGCACTAAAGTATTTAAACCAGGATTAAACTTTCTAATAACTTCACCTACATTAGGAAAATTTAACGCCATTATTGTTAGATTATAAGATAATTTTAAATTACACCGTTTAATTAATTTTGATTGCTTTCTTTTTATTTCCCAATCAGTAGGATATCTAATATATTCATCTACTTTTCCTATTCCATCTATACTTACAATCATTGTAGGAACAACGGTAAATTTTTTTAATAACTCGTGCCATTTATCTGTGTAACTTATACCATTTGTATTAAATGTTATATTTGTATATTTTCTATTCCAACTAAATTCGCTAAGATACTTAACAAATTCAAAAACTTCTTTGTCATATAATGGTTCACCACCAGCAAAATAAATTCTATGCGCATTATTAGGTGCATGTTTTTTTACATAATCCCAATCAAATTTAGGCTTTTTTCTTATACTTTCTATTACATCTATTCCACCTCTATGTTTTGTAAAAACATCTATATCTTCATACCATTTGCTACTACAATGAGGTTGACACATTACACATTTCAAATTACACAAATTACCAAAACGAATATCCCAATTTTGATGTTGACCTATTTGTTGTGATTCACATAATTTAACTGCTAATCTTTTTGAATTTATACCCATACTTTCATTATGCCAACAAATTTCACAACCTTCGTGTTTTATTCCATTTGCAAAATCTTGTTTAATAGAGTCCATAAAAAAATGATCATGTATTTTGTCTGGAGTATCAACACTATAAAATTCATCTACATGTTTATATTGGCAACAAGGTAAAACCCTATACCCTTCTAAGGTATGATCCATATACATACCGTTATTTAAATACCAACATTTTAATGAGGTCATTTCCTGTTTCCTTTATGAAAAATATCACCCTCATTAATAACTCTAAATTTTATGCCTTGCTGTTTACACCATGCATTAGCTGCTGCCCATTTTGCTTGATTTAAAACATAGTGTGCTTGATTATTTTTATTACGTCCTAGATTTTCTTTGAATGTTTGATTAGCTGGTTTAATTTCAATTAATTCAACATTTTGTTTACCTTTTTTATCTTCGTAAACAATAAAAAAATCAGGCACGTAAATTGTATACTTTCCTGTAAATGGATTTCTGTAAGGTATTTTTACTGCCTCGCTTGCCCATTTACTAACATTTTCGTTCATATCGCAAAAACGCATAAAAGCAAATTCCCAACTGCTCCTATATGTAGGATTACGTCCACCTACATATTTTTCAGGATTTTTAAGTGTATATTTTCCTTGTGCATATTTTGCCATTAGTATATAATATTACGAGACTCAATTGTATTTTGTGCTAGAGATCTTTTAATTCCTAAAAGACTTAAATTACTTCTATTGCTGTTCATAATTTTTGCTACAATAGTACTTAATTGAATTTCTTCGATTCCTTTTAATGTATCTAGCAATTGATAGATATCAACTTTATCTTTTTTTGCTTGTTGTAATAAAATACTTGCAATGTTTATAGCACTACCACTATCAAAATTTCTATTTACAAAAAAGCCAATAGTTGCATCTACTTCGTTTGCATTATAATTTATATCTTTACTATTATAATTGTCAAAAAACTTTTTTACTAAGTCTTTCTTTTTAATATTTTCTATTCCACTCATAGTGCATTTAATACCTTTTGATTATAAACATTTTTTGCAGATCTGCTTAAACTATCCCATTCAGCTTTTTGACTATTAAAATCTCCTGAAAATCCGTTTTGTAATAATTCGTCTCTGTATACGGTAGCAAATGATGTATCGTCTAATAGTTGTTGATTAGACAATAACTGCACATATCTTTGGGCTCTATTTGCATTAGAATTTTCTATTAATGTATTCCTATATACATCTGCATTGACGGTTCCTGCATTACCGCCTGTGGTTGGAAAACTATTATTTGTTACTCCAAATACTAAACTACTTAGTATTTCATTTATCAAACTATTTCCTTCTGGATCACTTAATATACTTTCTATATTAGGTAATCCTAATCTGTCTGTGATTTGAAATCTATTGTTTAAAAAAAAGAAGTTTGTATCGACGCTCTCATTATTGAAAATAACACTCCAAGTTAAATCTAAACCATTAGATGGAGTAACATTTCCTAAAGGACTAGGTTGTTTATCATAGTGTGCAATATTTGCAAATCCTGATGGTGTGTCTTCTCGTGTATTGTTGCGTCCATATATTACAGATTCGTATTGAACACGCATAGTGTTTTTCATAAAGTCATTAGCACCGTATTCAACTCTATCATGATTAAATGTTTGTATCATAGGATTTAATAATGTTATAGATGTATGCTTCCTTTTAGTATCAATTGTATGTAACTGATTTATTGTTATACTATTAAAAAATGGTACACTAGGCGTTTTATTGCCTTTATCTAAACCGTATCTGTAATTAAATGATGCAGGAATATTTCTTACTGGTGTATTTCTAAAAGCAGCAGGATTGTTGTTAGAACTACCATCAGAGTTTAATTTAGTATATTCTCCATCTTGATAATAATATCTAAAATATGCTTCCCATAGTAAAGTTGTTAGTCCTGCCATATCGTCATGAAATACTATTTCTACAGGTTCGTAGTTAATTCTAGTTTGTACAATTTTCTTTCTATTGTACATGTTTAAAGTTTCTGTATCTAATGTAAAATTAGGTAATTGTGCAGATTCAACTAGTAGATTAAATTCTGTTGTTTTTAGGTAATCTTGTAAGTTATATTGTGCTAATGCCTGTGGATTAATACTAAAGTTAACATGAAAAAGAAATTTAAATTTTGGTGCTAATCTATGATTATTTCGTAGGAATGTAGCACTTGCGTGAGCAAAGTCTCCCAAGTTACCTTTTACTTTACCTAGTGATGATAAGTTATCAAAATATTCGTTCTGCCATGCCATATTATATTTATCATAAAAAAAGGAGCACTAAAAAATGCTCCTTTTTAGTCAATCTCATATTAAGTTTTACGAGCCGCCACCTGTAGTAGATGTGCTTACGTTTCTTGCTACGGTTGAGCTACCAACGCCTTCGCCTAACTGAATTGCGTTGTCGTATTGTATAGTTAATGCAACCGTTACTGCATCATTGTTTGCGTAGTTTAGTGTACCGTAATCTACGTTTGTTAAGAAGCAACCATATAGTTCCCAAGTTTCAAGAACTCCTACTTCGTTTTGTCCATTACCACCATCTAGTATTTCAATTTTTTGTGTAAATTTGTAATCTAAGCCTGATGCTGCACTTGATTGCTCAAAGAAATCAAATTGCTTTTGTAATTGTTCGCCAACTAGTTTTTGTACTTTACCTGTAACATCGTCACGTAATGATAATGTTACGGTATCCCAAGTGTGTTTACCAGCAAGGTAAACTTTTGAGTTGTAAATGTCTAGTGGCATTGTTTCAAAACTAAGTGTAGGTCTTGTTGCTTCTACAACTTGTTTTGTTAATTCATTTGTTTCTGCTGAAACACCAAAGTTTTCTAGTGTGACACGGAAACGATATTGTAGTTTTGGCATTAGCAATGTTTGGTTGCTTGCGCTACTATCGCTTGCTAATGGCACTGAAATCTTTGTTAATGTTGAGATTGACATATATGTTCTCCTTAATACACAAGTATTTATCTATTTAGGGCCGACTTTCGCCGACCCCAATTTTTTAAAGACCTGCAATCTCTCCTGTGTTTTTAATACGTAGCGGAATGTAAATAAATTCAATTGCTTTTACTGGTTCAATTGCAATATCTACATATAGCTCGTTTCTATCAATTCTTGCAGGAGTATTGTTTGTTTCGTCACATACAACTAAGAAGTCATAAAGTGCTCTAAGTCCAACAAGTTCAACCATTAGTGTTTCCACTGCTTGTTTGATTTCATCACGTGTAATTTTATCATTTGGTTCAAATAGATATGGTTTTGCAAGTTTTGAAAGTTGGCTACGTAGATATACAACTAGTCTTGCAACGTTAACTCTATCCAATGCACTTGCATTTCTTGCACGAGTTTTTTGTCCAAAGATTACCAATCCAGCACCGTTAAGGAATGTAATTGGGTTAACATTGTTTGTGTAAAGAATGTCTCTTTGTCCTTCATTTAGTGCAGTTGAAACAAATTCACCTTCGCTATTAATGTATCCAACACTTGAAGCGTTAGTTACGCCACCACGTCTTGTACCTGCTGGTGCAAACCATGGATAAGCAACTTGGTCATTAAGTGCAAATGTGCGTAGTACCATGTGTGATGCTGGAACAACAACATTGTTTCCTAAGTTATCACTTGTGTAACCACTTGGATAGTATACACCCATGTACTCGTCTCTGCTTACTAATCCGTCGTCGTTGTCTTCTACAGCAACATTAACATTTGATGCCCAATCGCCTAAGCTAGTTGCATCTGGTGTTAAACGCATTGGTGAATCTCCTACAACAAATGCTGTTAAGCCTCTGTCAAAGTTTAGAGTAATCATTTCACCAATTAATTCTGGATAACCTGGGCAAGCAATCAAGTTAAATGTGCGTGTCTCGTCGTCACGTATATCTTGGTTAGCTGACACTAGTGCTTGTAACGAATTAATTACAACTTTACGTTGTGCATTACGTCCAAAGCTACCTGAGCCATCTGCGTTATTTGTTGAAGCAGTTACCCAACGGTGTGGATAATATGCTGCCATACTTGCATCACCATAACGCTCATTGTCTGCGGTTACGTCTACATAGTTACGCTCAAAACGTTTTACGTTGAATCCGCTTCTACGTGTGTTCCATAATAGCATACCTTTTGGATAAAGTGCTGGATCTGGAGCGTCAAAGTCTACAAAGTCACTTACTAATAGATCTACTATATCTGCTGCATCACTATCAGCACCTGCATCACTCCAACGAGCATCAGCAAATAGTATACCGTTTTCAGTTGTTTGATCTGATGTATCAATTGCTACCCACGATCCTAATACTGCATTGTACATGTATATTCCTGGATAGTTATCAATATCTGCTGTGCTAATCCAAATATCACCTGTTACTAAGTTACCACCATCAGAACGATCTCCGTTTTCTGGTTCTGTTGCACTAACAATAGGACCTTCTGGATCTGGTGCTAATGTACTATCTGCATTATAATATTGTGAATCAGTATGTAGCATACCAACCCATTTGGTACCGTTATGTACCAATAGGTCTACTTCGTCAACTACACTGCTATACCATAGTGCGCCATCAGCTGCTAAAGCAGTTGGTGCATTATCGCTTGCTGTGTAAACTAGCGGTTGCCATAGTGTAGCGACCCATGTGCCTGCGCCTGATGTACCAGGCTGATCATAAAGGTTAAGTGTTCCTGTGCTATCTGATACATCATATGGATCATAACCAATTAAGTTTAGTGCTCCGTCTGTATCATTGATTCTAATATCACCGCCAACTCTATGAGTAATAACAAGTCTATTTTGACT